ATCTTTAGGGGGAACGTGTGTATAAGAAAAACCCACACCCGAAGGCAGCGGATAGGCATCAGGTCTGGGATCTGACGTTTCAGGGATTTTAGTTTACCGGCTTCAACGCCTGCGGACCGATGCGGTTTTTCTGAAGCACAGAATTGAACAAATTCATCAAACCCTGGAAGAAATGACCACGCAGTTGCAGCGGTTGCAATTCGATCTGGCGACGGAAACTAAAATCCCTGAAACGTCAGATCCCAGACCTGATGCCTATCCGCTGCCTTCGGGTGTGGGTTTTTCTTATACACACGTTCCCCCTAAAGATGATTATATCTGGGTTTCTATGAAGTTTGAAGACGGCAAAGCTCCCCCTGCGCGTTTCACTGATGTGAACAAGTGGGTCAAATCGGTCTTCATCGGACAGAAACTGAACCCCAGCACCAAACCCGCGTCCATCGGTGTCTATGATCTGGTCGAAGACCCACGCGTTGCGGTGCATTTCGGGGCTCGTGACGACTTTTCTGATTTCTCCATCACGAGGATAAAATAATGCCGGGGGTACAGCATACCAAGCGGCGGAGAACGGCCCGGAAAGGTCTGCGGAAACCCACCGAGACCAGTCGTCGGGAGAAACGAAACAAAATTAACAAATACTTTTTTAACAAAAAAGAACGGGAGGAAAACAAGTGTCAATGAACAAAACCATCCTGAACTGCCTGTTGGATTTGCGAAATCCCCCGGCAGATCCGCCGCATGTTGGAACTGATGAGTGGCCGGAATCTAAGTTATTTGAACTCATGATTGTTCACGGCGGGGCTGACGAGAGCGTGGAGTTGACGTGTTACGCTTTCCTGCAGAGATTTGAAAATGCGGTACCTCCCGGAGAAAAACTATTCTGGACCTCTCGCCCGACGATCGTGCGGCATCCCGACCCGGGGAACAACGGTGTCGTAATTTCGTGCAAGTTTTTTGCATGCAATCGTAGGAGCTAAATCATGGGTACAATGTGCCGACCGGAGTTTGGTGATTCGAGTGATGAGAATCTTGACGCGGTCAGAGAGGTTTCTATTGAACCAAAGCCGAAGGAAGATTGCGAGCGGGAGGATTGCCTGTTTCAGCGTGATCCGGCAGTTTCCACCGACATGTACTATCCGCCGCGGTACGATAGACATGGGGTCAATCAAAACCCTGATCGAAACGTTGTCTCCCATAAAGAACACTGTATCACCTGCGAACGCTCCTGGACGGTTACGCGATGCGGTGACGACCAACCCACGCGAAAGGAGATACTGCCCGATGACTGAATGTGAATTTCGGGAATGCTTAGAGTGCGCGGCCAAGCTAGGCACGCCCGCGTTGTGCTCGGCATGCCTCCACAATCGCACGCTGATTGGCCGGCTTGGTGCCGACCTGAAGGATGTTCGAGAGCAAGCGCACTATCTCGGTATGATGATCGATGGGCTCTATGGGCTATGGCGTCATGCGTTGCAGAAGTTAAAGCAGCCGCCGGGGGGTAGATGATGACCGGAAACAGCACCGAGATCGCGGATATCAAAAAGGGTCTCACTGCGATGAAGGCGTCGCAGGACACTAGCTGGGTGGACTGTAAAACCCGGTATAACGCGGCGCGAGACGTGGTGGAACTGGTGATTCCCGTGCTTGACACGGTGATCGCGTCTCTGCCCAGGGAACTGGTCGGGCGGGCGCACAAATTGTTCGAAGAAAACCCGCCGCTGTTTTCCGGGTCAAAAGATGACTGACTCCGCACCGACTGAGTTTTTTGCCAAGGGTCGCTGGACCTGGGGTTGGAAATTTCACGAAGACCCGGTAGATGCCGGTGTCAAGGAGATGCGGTTCTACGATGACGCGCACCGGTGGGAGGGGGTAGAGGTGTTTGACCTTGACCCGGAAAAGGGTTTTTTGGTCCTATACCGGCGACTCAGGTAGCCTGGAAACACCCCATGCCCACATCTCCGCACAATATCATTCAGATCCCCGGCGTGGGAAAGGTTGATATTAGCGCAAAGGCAATGCAAATTATGCCGCGGGAAGAGCGAGAGTCTTTTTTCCGGATGCTGGACGAACTCGGGAATCGGCAGCGTCGTTCAGCGATTTCGGATTCTTTCAAACACTACTGTTTTGAGATAATGCCCGGTTTCATGTGTCCGGAGCACATCGAACAGATGATTATCGCTCTCGAGCGGGTCGAGTCCGGCAAGTGCAAGCGGTTGATTATCGAGATGCCGCCACGGCACGGCAAGACCCTGACCGGTAGCATCCTGTTTCCGTCGTGGTACCTGGGTCGCAATCCGGCGTCTGAGGTCATCTTCACCACTTATTCGCAGGAACTGGCAAACGATCGGGGACGGTCCTGCCGGGCGTTGTTCTCTCACGAAATGCACAAACTCGCGTTCCCGAAAGCGAGGCTGCGCAGCGATTCGGCCGCTGCGAACCGGTTCCAGACCGTGGACGGATCCGCGTACTTCGCCGTCGGTGTCGGCGGTCCGATCACCGGCCGCGGCGGCAACTTGCTGATCATCGATGATCCGATCAAGAACCGCGAGGAGGCCGATTCCGAATCAATGCGTAAAAAGCTAGTAGATTGGTATCAGTCTACCTTGCGGACCCGTCTGCACCCGGGTGGTGCGATCATCATTATCGCCACGCGGTGGCACCTGGATGATCTCACCGGTCATGTGCTGGAACAGGCACCGGATGATTGGGAGGTGCTGAATTTCCCCGCGATCCTGGACGCGCCGGCGGCGAAGACCCTGGGGAAGAAGGCGGGGGAGGCTCTCTGGGAGGAACGATACAATCTGAGCGAACTGAAACAGATCAAATTCGATGTTGGCCCGCGTGAGTGGAACTCGCTGTATCAGCAGAACCCGGTGCCCGACGACGGCAACATCATCCTTCGGTCAACTTGTATGGAGTGGCAGGGCGAGGCGCCCCCGCCATGCAACATGGTGCTGGCGTCGTGGGACACGGCCTACGGCGGGATGAACGGGCGCGGGGATTTCAGTGCCTATACGGTCTGGGGCCAGTTCATGCATGAGACGTATCCGCTCGGGCGGGATTCCGAGGCGGTTCTCCTGCCGTCCGCGATATTGCTTGGCGCGGGCCGGGGCCGGTGGACCTTTCCGCAGTTGAAAGAAAAAATCATCGAGGTGGCCGAGAAACACCATGTTGATTTTACCGTGGTTGAGGCGCGGGCCAACGGCCTGCCTGTCTTGCAGGAACTGCGAACCATGGGGCTGGCCATGCGGGAATACATTCCTATCGGTGCCAAAGACGCCCGCGCGCATGCGATCAATCCGTTGTTCGAGCAGCAGCGGGTCTGGTTTCCCTATGACAAGGTCTGGTGTGAGGATGTGCTGCAACAGTTGACCCAGTTTCCTTCTGCCAAATATGACGACTATGTGGACTCCGTCACCCAGGCAATCAAGCTGTTGCGTCTCAGCGGCGGTATCAGTACCCGGCACGACGCCAAATACGTCAAGCGTACCGGGGGTGTTACCGGATATTGGCGAGGCGCAAGCTGACCTTTGTTGATTCTATATCTTGTGTCACACTGCGGTTCCGTCATGGGTCGAGAATGTTCGGTCGCTTCCGGCGGTGACCTTGAGCGAAATCGGCTCCTGCCGGTATAGGGGCGGGGTTGCCGCCCGGCGACGGTGGCTCCGCCCCGTTTCAAGGAGACGATGATGGCACGACGCTCAAGGCGGATGGCGGGGCTCAAAATTGAGGAGACCGTCGCGGATGCGTCAAGCTACTTTAATGGCGGTGATGTCACCCACGACTCTGTGGGGGAGATAACTTCTCCTCCAGAAACAGTGTCGGAACTCCCCGAAGATGATGAAAATGAAGATGAAGATGACGAAAAACTCGATCTTAAATGGGGGGACAACCTCGCTGAAGGTATGAAAGAGGGAGATCTCACTACACTGGGAAAAGAATTACTCGCTGGATTTGAGATTGATCTGAAATCCCGGGAAGTTTGGGAAAAAGATCTTGCTCTTGGTATTGATAGACTTGGTATCAAGCTGGAGAGTTTTGATCAGCCGTTCAAGGGATCCTGTTCCGCGACGGTGCCGCTGATCGAGCGCCATGCCAGAGCGTTTCAATCCCGGGCATTACGCCATGCGTTTCCCAGTGCCGGCCCGGTAAAAACACGAGTTTATGGAAAAGTCACCGAGGAAAAACAGGCCGCTGCCGGCCGGGTGAAGCTGTATCAAAACTGGCAGCTTATGCATCAGATGCCGGACTATTTCGATGATACAGACCAGATGTTCTACTATCTGGCGCTCACCGGATCGACCTTTCGTAAATTGTATCACAATGAGCGGTTCTCTCGCCCCTCTGCGCGGTTCTTGCGTGTCGATGAATACGTGGTCAATTACGGCTGTACCAGCTTGCACAACGCCGAGCGGCAGACGCACGTTTTTGAGGAAACGAAAGACGAGTGCATCCGGGCAAAATTGTCCGGGAAATACCTTGATGTTGAACTGCCAAAGCCAGAGGGCACGGGTCTTCGTAATCGCGGGAAAGTCACCGAGGCTGCGGACAAGGCTACCGGACAGGCAGCGCCGGCAGGAGATATCGTCGGCACGGATGCGCCCGTTATCTATATGTTTCTCGAAATGCAGACCATGCTGGACCTCAAGGGGTTTGAGCATGAGGTAGATGGCGAACTCACGGGCATGCGCTTGCCGTATCTGGTCACGCTGGATCGTGATTCCGGCAAGGTTCTTCGGATCGTTCACAACAGTCTCGAGGGTGATGATTCGCACGAACCGGTTGATCATGTGGTTCACTACCGTTTCATGCCGGGCCTTGGTTTTTATGGCCAGGGATATCTGCAACTGCTGGGCAATATTCAGGAGTCGGCGACCACGGCGCTGCGGTCGCTCGCGGATTCCGGTCAGTTCGCCAACCTGCAGGGAGGGTTCAAGCAACGCGGCTTGAAGATGGGCGACGACGACGGTGCCCAGGCGATTGGCTTCGGTGAGTGGGTTGAAATCGAGGCGTTCGGCGATGATTTGCGCAAGAACCTGTATCCGCTGCCGTACAAGGAACCTTCGGCCACGCTGCTGGCGTTGATGAAAGAGATGTCCACCATGGGCACTCAGTTGGGCGCCGTGGTCGATCTCGATATGAATCAGGTGGGTACCAAAGAGGCTCCGGTCGGCACCGTGAGTCAGATGCTGGAACAGACGCTCGATCAGCTTGGCGGCGTGATCATGCGGATCCACCGGGCGCAGTCGCAAGAGTTTGCGATTCTTCGCCGGTTGAACCAGGAAAACCTGCCGGAAGAAGGCTATCCATTCGAGGTTTCTGGTGCCGAAGCGTCCATCATGGTGGAGGATTTCCAGTACACCGAGATCGTTCCGATTTCGGAGCCGCAAGCGTTTACCTCGGCGCAGCGGGTGGCCAAGGCGCAGGCAGGCATCGAACTCGCGAAACAGTTTCCGCAGCTTTATGACCTGTCGGAAGCTAACCGGATGCTGCTGCAATCGCTGGAGTTCACCGATGAAGAAATCGAAGCGATTCTGCCCGATTACGGCGAGCCCGGTCCAATGGACCCGGCTACCGAGATGTTTGCGATCCTTCAGAATCAGGCGACTAAAGCCTACCCCGCCCAAAATCATCAAGCGCACATCCAGTACCTGACGGCGAAGAAATCCGATCCGCAGACCGCGCAGGCTGCGGGGAGTTCGCCGCCGGCCGCGCAGGCGCTGATGGCGAAGATCGACGCTGCGATCAGCATGCATATGGCATATCTGCAACGGGCTGAAATCGTTGCGGCCATGGGGGTGCAGTTGCCGCCGGCGCCGGATTACAGCGCAGTGGAGCCGCCGCACCCGGTTGCCTACCCGGAGCCGGAGATCGAAGCGGCGCATAACATGGCCGCGGCCCAGGCTCAGGCCGCTGCCCAGTTGGCGCAGCAGCGGATGTCGATGCAGCAGATGCAGAAGAATCAGCAGGCATCTCAGGATCCGATCGTGAAGCTGAAAGAGGCTGAGAACCAACTCAAAGCCATGAAACAGCAGGCGGATGCCAAGGCGGGTACTCGGGAGGCAGATCGTAAGGATGCCCAGGCTATCCATGATACGAAGATGGATATCCGAGATCAGAATCGGGACGATCTGGAATTGGCGCTGGATGAAGAAAACGTTCAGGCTGATAATACGAGGGATGACAAACGTCTCGATATCGAACAAGATCGGGTTGACGTTGAAGCTCGCCGTGTCGCCCAGGAGAAAAATCGTAACAACAAACCACAATAATCGAGAGGTCTCATGCCAGATTCGCCGGCTCTCCACGATTTGCCCGACACCGCGAAGGGCAAAATCAAAAAATATGTTGAACACCGACACCAGGACATCGCGCTTTGGATGGCAGATGGGAGGTGTCAAGATTTCGCGGAGTATACGAGGCTTTGTGGGCGCGTGCAGGAGTTGAGGGGTTTCCTGACAAATCTGGATGTGGTTATGCAATCGCCTGAAACCGATCCTGAAGACACCGGAGGTTCCCATGGCGTCGTCCACGAGTAAACCGTCTACTATTCTGTCTGATATGGAGTTGACCTTCGCCGAGGGAAAATACCCCGTTCGGCCGGTCGGCTTCCGGGTGCTGGTGCAACTGCCGGACACGATGCATCTGATTGGGAATCTGGTTATTCCTTTTTCCGCCACCAAAACTCAAAACGAGTTGGGTATCGTCGGCAAAATCGTCGCGATGGGCGCAGTGTCTTTCTCCGACGCGGCTAAATACGCGGAGGGGGAGGTTTCGGTTGGCGACATTATTTCTTTTGGGAAATACGTCGGAACCAAGATAGAGTTGCACGATGGTCGAGAATTTCGGCTCATTGACGATGACGAGGTCATGAGCGTGGATGTCGATCTCACTTTGTTGAAGAGGGCAACGTAATGGGTGAAGTCACACATACCGGTTCTCGCGCCACCGCGCCGGAGGATCTCGCGAGCAAGGTTCCGGTCACCGCTGATTCGGACGACGATACTGATGAACTGGTTGGCGGGGATCACGCGGAGCGTGTCGCTCATCGGGATATGGCGACTTTCGATCGGGTGGAGCATGGCGCGGATGGAAAAACCAAACGTGTAGCTCAGGACGGAATTATCGAGGACGACGACGCTCCGGAGGATGATGACGACGATGTTCTGGCGCCGGGTGATGACGGTGCTGACGCGGTTGCCGGAGAGGTTGAGGTTGGAAAGCTGTCTCGGAAACAGCTTCTGAAACGACTATCCGAATCGGACGAAGAGCGAGATCAGTTGCGCGGGGAGTTGACCGCGGGGGGACAGCTTTTGCGGGATGCCCAGGCGTCGGGCGTGGAAGCGAATACCAAGGCGCGGACCGCGGAGTTGAACCAAGCCAGAGCCCACGCGGATTCTTTCAAATCCGCGGTCGCTTCGGCCGAAACCACGTTGGACCAACTCGAAGGGCAACTCTCCGATGCTCATAGCCAGGGTAAGTCCGAGGATGTGGCCAAGGTCACTCGCCTGCAGGGGGAGTGGGCAAACTACAAATCAAAAATGCAGGACAATCAGCTTGGTGCTGAGCGCGCGGTCAAGGCGATGGAAGCGCAACGTAAGGCTCCGGATAAATCGGCGACATCCGCTGGCGCGGCAGCGGATCAGGCGCCAAAAGTCCATGCGTTGGCGGTTAAATGGGCCGGAGAAAACGAAAGTTGGTTCAAGAAAGATGCTGTGATGACCGGCGCGGCGATGGGGATTGATCAGGAATTGTTCAAAGAGGGTTTTCCTGCCAGCTCCCCGAGACGGTATCAGGAACTGACCCGCAGGATGGCTAAGGCGTTTCCGGCGCATTTCAATAAAACTGCGGGCACTGGGAGGGGCAAAGCCCCTGCCGTTGCGGGGGTCAGTCGCATCACCCGACAGACTAAAGAAAAAACGGGGAAAAGGGGGCTGACCGCTCGGCAGGCTCGTATGGCGGATAAATTGGGGGTTCCGCGCGATATATATGCGGAGTATGCTTAGTTTCGATTCGACCAATCGAAAGTAGGGCGGAGTTTCGCTCGGCCTGAAAGTAGCTTGGAGTTTTCAATGACGCTCTCACGAGCACAAACACAGCGACGGAGCCAGTCACGCAAAGTGGCCGCTCGAACCGATCAGTTCACATACGCCCCGCCGGTCACGCTTGGGACTCCCAATCTTGGACCGGACATCCACACACGTTGGGTTCGGGTGAGTACGAACGGTCAAGAGGATGCTCGAAACATCCATCGACGGTCCACCGAGGGTTACCGGCCTGTCATGATCAAAGATCTTCCCGCGGAATCGATCAATCCAAGTTTTCGGGGGTCGCAATTTGGTGGTGCAGTCGGATATCACGACACTGTTTTGATGCAAATTCCGGCCTACAAAGCTGTGGCCCGGAGAGAATGGCAGGCAGCGCAAACGCAAGCGAAGCGCTCGGCCATCGAAAACGATGCATTCAAGGATCGGCACAGTTCCATGCCGATCGCGCAGGGTATGTCGCGAGTCCGAATGGCAGATGGTACCATGGGTTTTGAGGCCAATCTGGTGGATGAAGAGAGGGTCACCACCGGTCGGCCCGTTCAGTTCGAAGAGTAACGCGCCGGCCTCACCAGCGAGGTCTACATGGCGAACGTTGACAGCCCTTTTGGGTTTCTTCCGGTTCGGCATCTTATGGGCGGTGTGGTTCGAACGAACTACTACCACGATGCCCGGAATGATAATGACACCGTGACCCTGTTTCAGGGGGATCCGGTGATCATTACGTCCGGATATATCGAGCGCGCCGCCGCGAACAATACCATTCTCGGTATTTTCAAGGGGTGCCACTACATCAACTCCAGCACCGGCAAGCCGTATTACGGAAACTACTACGACGGCAACGCCAACTCGACCGATGTTGATTTCGAGATCTGGGATGATCCGAATATCGTCTTCAAGGTCCAAACCACGACGGGGCAAACCCCGGTGGTCACGGATCGCGGCGATTACGGCAATATGATCACCTACGCTGCCGGGTCCACTACTACCGGTCGATCGATCATCGAACTCGATGCCATTTCATCCTCCGTTGCAACGTGGCGCGTGCTTGGCCTGCATGAGTTGGTCGGCAATACGTTTGCGGAACACGTCGTCGTGGAGGTGCTCGCCAATGAGCATCTGCTGCGTGGCGTGAGCACGTAAGGGAGGGCTGAATCATGGCACCGATCTCACGGTCCCAAATCGCCAAAGAACTGGAGCCCGGTCTCCACGCTCTTTTCGGCATCGACTACGCCACTTACGAGAAGGAATATCTCGATATCTTCGAGGTGGATTCCAGTGAGAAGGCGTACGAGGAAGAAGTCGCGCTGTCCGCTTTCGGCGCCGTCCCTGAGAAAGGGGAGGGTCAACCGACCGCGTACGACACGGCCCAGGAGCACTACACTGCGCGGTACGTTCACAAGTCGTACTCCTTGGCTTTCTCGATCACCGAGGAAGCGATGGACGACAACCTCTATGACACGTTGTCTAAGCGGTATACCAAGGCTCTGGCCCGATCCCACGCGCACACGCGCAACCAGATCGGCGCTGATGTTCTGAACAATGGTCACAACTCCAGCTACAAGGGTGGTGACAATGTTGAGCTATTCAGCACGGCGCATCCGCTCATTGCGGGTGCCGATCAGAGCAATACGGTGTCGGCGGATCTGACCGAGACGGGCCTCGAGGACGCGATCATCTCGATCGCGGGCTGGAAGGACAATCGCGGTTTGCCGATCAATATCCAGGTTCGGGGGCTGTGTGTTCCGGTGAATAACAATTTCACCGCGCAGCGGATCCTCGGCTCGGCCCTGCAGAACGACACCGCCAACAACGCGACGAATGCGTTGAAGGATCTCGGGATGTTCCCGAATGGTGTAAAGGTCAATCATTTTTTGACCGATACCGACTCCTGGTACATCAAGACCGATGCGCCGCGGGGGTTGATCCACTTCGAGCGCAAAGCGCTGACAACGTCGATGGAACCTGAATTTGAGACGGGGAATTACCGCTTCAAATCCGGGGTTCGGTTCAGCTTCGGCTGGTCCGATTGGCGTGCTGTCTACGGCTCTGACGGCGCGTAAGATATACAGAGCCCTTCATCCCGGCTCTGCGTGAGGGAGGGGGCGGTCTTCGGATCGCCCCTTTTCACAGGGATAACTAGATGCTGGTTTCTCCTTTTTTGGCTTTTGGTGGCGTGTCTACGGAAGACACCGGCCACCCCTTGCATGAATATGCGATGCTCAATCCCACCAGATATCATCGTTTCTGGGATGATTTTGATTCGTATACCGCGGCGGATTGGGTGGTTACTGAGACGGGATCCGCCACCCAGGTGATCGCTGATGAAAATGGTGGGGTGCTGCTGATTACTAACGCAGCGGCGGACAACGATGCATCATTTCAGCAGTGGGCGGCAGAAACTTTTAAGTTAATATCAGATAGACGTTTGTTTTTTCAGGCTAGGTTCAAGCTATCAGATGTAACGCAGTCAGATGCCGTTATAGGTTTGCAAATAACGGATACGTCTCCGCTTGCGGTATCTGATGGGCTATTCTTTTTGAAGACTGACGGTGCAGCCACTATAGACTTTGTGAGTACCAAAAATAGTGTGTCCACCACGTTGTCTGCTATTGCAACTCTTACAAACGATACGTTTGTGGAGGTGGCTTTCGCTTTTGACGGACAGGATCAGGTTCGGGTTTTTGTGGATGAGAAAAACCTGGGAACCATCGCTACAAATAACATTCCCACGGATGAAGAACTTACGGTATCATTCGGGGTGCAGAACGGCGCCGCAGCGGCCAAGACGATGTCTCTCGATTATATCTTCTGCGCGGCTCAGCGTTAGCGTTCGGTCTATGGACATGGGGTCAAGAACCCCCATCTGAACGGAGAGTGAAATGCCAGTCACCAATTATCCCAACGGTTTCAGCGGCGGTGTGTCGATTCTTGGCGTGCCCGTTCTCAATACCTATGGCGGAAATATTTTTTGGGTGGGATCCACCCGAAACGGCGCCAGCGATGTGAACGCGAGTGGCAAGCGGGAAAAGCCGTTCAAGACCATTGATTACGCTGTGGGTCGGTGTACCGCCAGTAACGGTGATGTGATCATGGTGCTTCCGGGTCATGTGGAGACTGTGAGCGCCGCTGCTGGTCTTGATCTCGATGTGGCAGGCATCACGTTGGTCGGTATGGGCCGGGGTGCCGATCGTCCGCAGATCAATTTTACGACTGTGGTCGGCGCGGACATGGATGTTGATGCTGCGTCGATCTCGATGGATAACTTTCTTTTCACCGGCGGTTTCGACGCCCTGACCGGTCCAATCGACATCAACTCCGCTGACTTTACGATGACCAACTGTGAGTTTCGGGATGTCACGGGTCAGGCGACCGATTGTATTATCACTGACGCCAATGCGGATCGACTTCTGATCGATGGCTGGTCTCACCGGGGTTCGGCAACGGCCGGCGGGCAGAGTGCAATTCAGGTGACCGGTGGCGATGACATCACGATTCGGAATTTCCGGATCTATGGTGATTTCGTGGCCGGCGCGATTGAGAATGTGACCACGGCGGCGGTGCGGTTGACGATCGATGGTGGGCAGAACTCTTACATCCAGAATCTGAATTCAACGGATCTTGCGATTGCGCTGGTCGCGACCACCACCGGCAATATCGGTCCGAATATTTTCATTCGGCTTGCCGACAACGCTGCGAATCACACGGAGTGCATCAGCATCGCCAACGATTGTCAGATTTTCGATCCGATCATGGTGTGCAATCTCGATGCGGAGCGGGGCCTGCAGTATAACGGAACGGTGTCTACCGACGCATAAGCCCGATGTGGAACCATAGCCCGGGGGTGAGGATCCCCCGGGTTTGTTAGGAGAAATATCATGGTGGACGCGGTAACGTCGGATATCATCTTTGATGGTCCAAAACACACGATCATGAAATTCACCAATTTGTCGGATGGCAGCGGTGAATCAGCGGTCATCAAGGTTAATGCGAGCGATCTTTTGGCCATGGTGGACGGAACGGCGTCCATTCATCTGAAGATCACCAGGATTGAGTACGCGACCAGCGGCATGGCGGTGGATCTGCTTTTTGATGCCACGGCCAATGTACTGGCGTGGTCCTGCCCCGCAGATGAATCCAATGTTGTGGATTTTGAGGAGCATGGAATCTTGAACAACGCCGGCACCGGGGTGACAGGAGATATTCTGTTCACCACGCGTGGGCATACCAGCGGCGATACGTACGTGATCATCCTGCATATGATCAAGAAGGGGTAACTCGGGGTGGCAACCTCTGGAGTTTTTACCTTCGATCTCGACATGCTCGAGATCATCGAAGAGGCGATGGAGCGAATCGGTGGCAGCATATCCACCGGGGATCAGTTTCTGTCCGCGCGACGATCCATCGATCTGCTGTTCCGGGATATGGAAAACCAGGGCGCGGCGCTCTGGCGAATCGAGGATCTTACCCAGGCGGTGACGGCTGGCACGATCACTTACACCCTGCCGGATAAGGTCATCGACATCGTGGACGCGGTCCTGCAATCTACGGTCAACAGTGTCGTCACAGATTATCGGATGACCCCGTTCTCCCGGTCGGAGTACGTGAGTTTGCCGGATAAAAGTTCGGCGGGCCTGCCTACCAAAGACTGGCTGGAGAAAGGCAAGGCCGGCGCGGCGGTGCTTCATATCTGGCCGGACGGTACGGTTGGGGGAACGGAGACGGTCAAGTTCTGGGCCGTGGTGCGGCATCAAGACGCGGGCATTCTGGCCAACGATCTGGATCTGAAATACAGCTTCGTTCCTGGTTTGACCTCCGGATTGGCTTATCAGCTTGGTCTCAAGAAATCGAATCCGGAACTATCTACGGAGCGGCTTCAGATGTTGAAATCTGACTATACCCAAAGCATGCGGTGGGCGCTCAGAAGTGATCGGGAGCGGGCGCGGACGCGCATCGTGCCTGACCTGGGTCGGAGATAACAATGGCGGGCCAATACGCTTCCGGAAAGGATGCTTGGGGCATTTGTGACCTGTCGGGTCAGCGGTATCGAATCCGAGACATGAAGCTGCAGTGGAATGGGCTGTTTGTTGGTCCGGATTGGTTTGAAGAGGAGCATCCGCAGCAGAAACCTCGAGGCCGGGTGGACGATCTTACGGCGCTGGAGATCTCTCGGCCGGATATCGCGGAAGACACCACGGTGGCGCCGTTCGAACTCACTCTTGCCTCAACTGCGGGGCAGGATACGGATCATGCGATTTTTCATCTGGCCATTGGGCTTAGTCACGATCGGGAAATTGTGCTAGGAACTCGGGCGAGTACGACGGTTGTGCCGGAAATTCTTGTGCGAGATAGGGGTCTCTGATGGGCATCAATATTAAAGCGCTCACGGATCTAACGGCGCTGACCAGTCTCGCTTCCGGTGATTTTTTTGTCATCGATGATCTGAGCACGACCACCACCAAATCGGTTACGGTGGCGGTTCTCAGTACGTATGTCGGT